CCGCAACTAATATAGCTAAAGCAGCCACTAAAGCAACGCAAGCTTTGCCAATCTGCGCCCATTCCATTTGGCCTAATGCAACAAATGCCGGTGTTATTTTTTCAAGAGCTATGGCTATCACTAATAAAGCAGCAGCACCCACTAATCCACTATTTGCGAACTGCATAGCTATTACTACTTCTGTTAAAGCTCCGCCCATAGCAACTAAACCACGAGCGATCTCTTCCCATGACATACCGCCAAATAATTGCATAGATTTTGCTATTGATGTTAGTGCTATTGCTGTCACCAATAGTCCAGCAGCGCCAAGTATTGCCCATGGAGGGATTGCATATAGGGCTATCCCAACCTCAAGTAAAGCTCCACCCATAGCTACTAATCCACGAGCAATCTCTTCCCATGACATTCCAGCCATGGTTTTAATAACATCACCAAGATTTTGCAAAGCTATGGCTAAAACTAGCACACCAGCAGCTTTTAATATAGCTGTGTTAGGCATTAAATTAAGTGCTATTGTTATTTCGGTTAAAGCACCGCCCATAGTAACTAAACCTTTTGCTATATCTTCCCAACTTAAGCCTGCTATAGTCTGCATTACTTCTGCTAATGTTTTTAATGACTGAGCTAATATGACCATTCCAATACTTATAGCTATCATATTAGTTGAGCCACCTGAAATTTTAGTAAATAATGCCATTTCCAGTAGCAAACCGCCAACTGTAGATAAGCCTTTGCCAATTTCTTCCCAGCTCATGCCAGATAACTGCATTACAGCTTTAGCCATTACATTAACAGCTTCTGCAACAAGAATCATTCCCAAACTAATAGACAACATTTTCTTCGTTCCGCCTACTAATTTAGTAAACAATCCCATTTCAAGCAATATGCCGCCAACTGCAGCTAGGCCTTTACCGATCTCTTCCCATGATAAACCTGATAGTGCTTGAACTGCTTTAACCATAATATTCACGGCAGCAGCTATAAGTATCATACCTAAACCAACTTTAGTTATCTTTTTTGGACCACCTATTTTATCTAAAATTACTACAGCACCGACTAGTTCTAATATCATTACTGCTATGGCAGCCAAGCCTTTAATAATGTCTTCCCAACTTAAGTCTGCTAAATTTTTCATAGCAAATGATAATATAAGAACAGCAGCTGCTAATTTTATTAGCGTAGTACCTAAAACACCTATTCTAAAACTATCTATTAGTCCAGTTATACTACCTTTAAATGTCGTAGATGAAAATACTTTACCCATTACCGTTATTGCACCAACTAGATCAATTATAGCACCAGTAACAGCAGCTAATGATCTAGATAATGAAGCACCATCAATTGACGATAATACAAAAATAGATGCTGCTAAAATACCAACAGCTATCGCTATATCTTTTATAGCACCAGCATTAATAGCCAATGTCATAGCTTTTAATGAATATTGTAATTCTGTCATAGCAGCCTTTATTCTATTCATTATTAATAAGGGCTGTTTTGTAGAATTTGTAAACATTGCTCCAAGATTTCTTATATTAGCTATTAAATCTGTAAGTAAAATTCCATTTAATAATGAAAGTAATGCTTTTAACGGATTTAAACTCCCAATTACTTTCATTATAGATTCACCTAGTTTTTCCATAGCTGGAGCAAGCGGTGCTAATATGGTCTTTATAGCGCCCCATACTGAACTGAGTACATTTTTAGCTATAGTAGCAGCTGATGCCAAACCGGACATACCATCTTTTAATCTGGTTATTCCGCTTAAATCTACATGAACGCCACTAGCTATTGAAGATATGAAATCACTAAAATGACTCTTTACAGTATATAAAATATCTCCTAATTTCTCAAATATTTTGTTAAAAGATTCTGAATTTCTTATAAATTCTGTAAATGCTGTTAAAGCTCTTCCAATACTTCCAGCTAATCCTAGTATACTAAAACTGGTTTCCTTGGACGATGTGTTTAAACCCTTAAATACACTTTTAAGTAATTTCATGCCAATCTCAAATACAAGACTGATAACATCAAATAAACCTTTAAAAGCATCATGGACATTTTTACTATTTTTTTCAGATAATTTAAGAGTAGATGTAAATTTTTTAATAGATTCTATAGTTTCATAAATATTTTCTGTATTAAATGAAAATACATCTTTAAATGCTTGTCCTACTGGCTTTATTACAGAAAGTAATGCTTTTACTGAATTTATGATTATATATATTATGTCTTGAAAAGCATGGAATGGTGTATAAATTTTCTTTTCAATAAGTTTTTCAGTACCGTCACCCCATTTTTGGATTATATGATCCGATGATTCAAATGTCTTTTTTACACCATCTCCAAAAGTTCTAGTATATGTATTGGCTATTTTAAAACCTTCTACAACTTTTGTTAATTTGGTTACCATATCATTAACCCAGGTTGTAAATTTAACAGCCAAACCGTTAGTCGCCCCTAATGCTTTATTAAACTCATTAACTTTTATTCTTATAGCATTAAAGAACTGAACAAATGGGCCGTCTTGCTTTACTAATGGCGAAACAAACATGGCACCAGTTCGAGCCAATGCTGCTCTAATATTTGCCATTGAACCAGTAAAGGTTTTATTAGCATCTTTAGCATGATCACCAAAAGTAGTAGCCATTGCTTCAGAAAACAGTTCAAAAGAAATCTTAGATTTTGTAACCATTTCTCTAAGATCTGCTTCTGTTATCTGCCGCCCATTGGTTAATGTTTTTATATATTTTTTAACACTTTCAGTAGCTTCTACTGACCCGTCATTAACACCATTGATGAACTTTGTTGTAGCAGCTGCAGCATTCATACCTCTAGCCGCAAACTGATTCAACTCATTGGTCATGACCTTACCCTGACCAGCAATCTTTGTAAATATATCAGCCATTCCCTGATATTCAGAGTTTGTTGTTGCTGAAACACCGGCTATAGCTTTTAGAGCCTGCTGCATTTGGGTTCCAGATTTAAGTCCTGATGCAGCGAACATGGAAGCCGCTTTAGCTGCTTCGTCATAGGCATATGCCGTTCCGTCCACAGAGTCCATAGCATCATCCATTATTGCCTGGACTTCTTTTTCATCATCTATTAGACCCTGTAACTGGAAATGGGCATTTTCGATATTCATCGCTCTCTTTATACCACCGCTAACTATAGCATCTGTAGCCGCATGAATACCTTTTGTTAATCCGCCAATCAAACCATCAGTAATATTTCTTATTACTTCCATTCCGACTATTCCAAAAGTCGAAAATCTATTTGATAAGCTTTCAACACCTCTCTCAAGTTCAGATAGATCTATATTCTTAACTGATTTCTGAACATCGTCAAAGCTTTTAGAAGAAATATTGGTTTTTATAGCATTTTTTAATTTCTCAAATGTGGTAAGAGATTCTTTAACACCATCTTCAAACTGTTTATTGTCAAACCGTAATTCGACAACTTTCTCATCAATCGTCTGACTCATGTTTTAGTAACCTCCTTCCACGCTGATTCTGCCAGCTCATCAAATATCGGTTGTAGAGCTGGATTAATATAGTCTCTTCCTGCCACATAACCGCCATTTCTGGTTCCATGACCATACTGCAATATTATTGCAATGTTTACATAATTGTTAATGTTGGTATTTATCCACTCAATGGCCAAAGCGCCATCTTTTTGTTTAACAATTCTATAATCCCATGATGAAGCAGTTTCACCACTTAACAATGGTGTAGCTGCTGCTAAAGCTTGAACGCCTCTTTGACCATATTTCTCCAATATAGACATGTAATCGTTGCCTAGGGATTTCTTTAAATATTTCTCTAAATGATTAAAATTACCTTTAGAAGTTATAGAAAACATCTACTTCACCCTCTGAACGTAATCCAAGGAAATCCAACCATCTCTATCTTTTTGGTAGGCTTTTAGCAAACCCCATCCATCTATTTCTTCGACTATGGTAAAAGTTCCAATTCCGGTAACCTTACCAGTCTTTTCATAAGTAATGCCTGGGCCTTTTCTAATATTAAGATCATTTATAGTAATCTTGACTATATATGGCAAACTAATAACCGGTTCAGCATTAGATGAATATTTATTATAGTAAGTTTTAGCATAATTAAATCTTCTAAGCTGAACTTCAGTCCCTTGATTAGCAGGTTTCTCATACTGAGTTAGTATTAGATCTGAAGCCTCTTTAACAGTCTTTATAGTCTTTAATTTATCGTATAACCCAGAATACTTATGTGTAATCTCTTCTATTACATATTCAATCTGTCGACTAAGATCGTCAATCTTATAACCCTGCTTAATTGTAAACTCATACAAACCCTGTTTTCTTGTCCAATAAGTCCACTGGGCTATTCCATATCCAGCTCCATCTCTTGAAAACTTATCTTCTGGATACTTTTTAGAGTTTACCTCATCTGTGTATTGCTCATCTGTTTTCTTAAATTTCTTTTCAAATGAATTCTGTAAATTATTTGAGAAGAAATGCGACTCATCATACAAATTACCCATAATAGCAGCTGTCATTACATCTGTAAATCCAGCTCGCTTAAACTTATCCCATATGTATTTTGGCTTATCGAATTTTTCTTCCCCATTTTGAAATTTTTCTACAGAATTATTTAAGCGAATATTTACATCGCTTGCTATCTTTGAGTGCATATTATACAGATAATCACCAGGGCAAGCTTTAGGTGCAAACCACCTATGAACCGTCATGTTCTGTTTGTCTACCTGTCCTATTAATGACTTATCGCCTTTCCACAGCAATTTCTTAATGCCATTTCTCTGACATATATCAACCAGGAGTTTTATCAATGAATCATAAGCATTCTGAGATACATGCCACCCAGTTTCTGCACCACCATCATTGGCCACTTCAATAGTAATTGCTCGATTATCATTATCCTTGTTTGAAGAGCACCAGCTTCTATCAGACTCTTCAACATACATGGCAATTCGACCATCACTACCTATTCCGTAATTTGATGATGCTTTTCTATCTATATCATAAAAAATATCACCGCATGACTCTATCGAAATATTTCCAGCCATACAGTGTATTGTAATCGTGTCGATCTTGTGATTTCTTGGTGATGTTTTGTTTGGGCTAATTTTACTATAACAAATTAGCGAACTATTACTCATTGGTATCACCCCCTAGAATGAGCTCTTGCCCTACGCTGTGCGTTAAGCATAGATCTCTGCATTGCCTGTTCTTTCTTACCCATCTTCTTGGGATCATGTTTAATATTTATTACTCTTATTAGTGTCATCAACTGATTAAGATGCCACTTCTCAAATTCAATAGGAATATTTAGCTCAATCATCCAATAATAGATAATCTCTGCTGTAACTATTTCATTTTTATTAAACCCATTCTTGGCATTTTTATTATCACTAAACCAAGTCGCGGTCATTGGATCTTCGATATACTCTGTCACCTTTTTAACATTTTCAGATGACATATACTTGAAAACATTTGGGTCTACATTTTGTGTAATTGTCATACACTTTATATAGTAAACCCATTGTTCTGGTGTTTTATCATTCTTTTTATCTAAAAAAGGAACATGATACTTTTGCTCCCATTTTTTAAGGGAGATCAAAGAGTGTTCCAACTGAAGGGTTGTTTCCTTTATAGTCACGAACTCATTGGTATCACTATTGAAACCTTCCTGACCATCTATATGTAATGTTAACATCTTCAATCTCCCTTAAAAGCAATATATTAGTTACTAGGAGTGGGCATCTGAGTTACTTTGTTTTCATCAGAAGCTGTCTGCGTAGGGACGAGGTCTCTAAGATTTTCAGGAATACTCTCAGGATTCTCCTTCATGATCTTATCAACTTCCTGAGCAAGATCAGGGGGACAAATAGCATTAAAGAACTCTGCAGCCTTCTTGGCATCGCCAACAAGTTCCATAAACAAAGCATCATATGCTGCACTATAGCGGAATTTCTCTTTTACTTCCTCACTCTTTATAAATGACTTACCATCAAGTGATCTCTCACCGTAAGACATCATGATAAGCGACTCAAATGTCCCTACCAAATCCTTAACATTTTCAGTTTCAATCATCTTCTGAAGTACAGCATCAATTGTATAGCCGCCCTCAGTTGTAAGCCACTTTATTATCTCGGATTTGCTAAGATTGAAATAAAATTCGTCCTCTCTCTCATTATCAAGAAAATCTATGTACTTGATCTTTCTTTTAAGCATATTAAATATTCTCCTTTCATTTTGAAATAAATGTGGAGCAGCCAGCCCATCACCCTGAATACTGCTCCACAAAGATTAACTAAAAATTATCAGCCAGCTGCAAAGATGGTCTGAACCTCAGAAGGCATAGGAAGCCTAGCATCAGTTCCCTCGCCATTTCCGCCACCAACGGGTATAATACTTGTGCTACCGCCATCGGTACCATAAAGGATATCCTCGAGAGCCTTAAGCTTAACAGGATCTGCCTTTGTAGAATCGATAGTGATAAGTGAAACAGGCTTATGACCGTCAAGGGTGATGGGAGTGGTTGTTACAGTCCAGCTGAACGAAATAGCCTCAGGGCTATCATTAACAGTCTGATAACCTCTCTCTGAAGGAGATGCTGAACATCCGTAAACCAGATGCAGCTTATAACCAAGGCTATCGCCCTCAGAGTCATTACCAACCTTAGTCCTGTAAGACAGACCGAACTTCTTTCTGCTCTGCTGTCCGATCTTTACTCCTGTTGCAAGAGTAGCAGTACCATCGCACTCCTCCCACTGATCAGGATAGGTATAAGCCTCGATGGTCATACCAAACTCCTCAGCACTCTTCAGAGTAAGATACTTGATGTTATCAGCATAAAGAGCACTGTCCTCTGCTCCTGAGGGAGACTCTGATACAGAAGTGATGCCATTCCAAGCATAGCCCTTAGGATATGCACCATTCTCAACGGGATAAAGAACCGCATGGTCCACACCAGTCTCATAGTAACGCTCGCCTATAGCGTCCCAAATAAGTTTAGACATAGTCTATTTTCCTCCTTAATAGTATATTGTAAATACGTCATGATTTAGATTATCTATGGTAAAATGCCGGTCATATGAGCATTTAGGTAATATTTCAATCTTTGGTACTATTGCACTATCCGGATTCGGATCTATAACTGTTAAAGAATACCTTGTATCCAATGTATATGGATTGTTATCCGCATAATTTACTTTTGCATAACTTCTCTCATATACAATACATGGATACGTTAACTTTTTACCAGTTGGAGGAGAAAAGTAAACATTATCACAGAGTTTTTTAAGAAACTCATGAAACTCAATCCGTTTCTCCTGCGTCGATGCCATTGTAAACCTCCCCAAGATCTAATATTACTCTAGGATATTTAATATCCAAGCTACTAACCTTCCATTTTGTTCCAATAAATTCTACATATTTTATAGAACCCATATGCTGATTTAAATAAAGATCTGCTATTACACTGATCTTATTATTAATGGTGAGATTATCATTCTGATGGCCATCATTATTCCATCGCTGTCTATTCTCTATAACATCTCCAGCATACGGTCTCGGTATTATTTTGCTCTCATAGACACCTGGAGCGGTTTCTATGTCATCTTCCCAGAAACCTATGTTACCATAAAATTTCATCAGCATACCTCCATAAAATAGAGGCTAGAAAAAATCGCTCATTTTGAAATTTTCCAGCCCCTATCTATAAACAGTTTAAATTAGCCCTGAGGAGCTACTGAGCTGTTTCCGCCATTAACATTCTTATAGATTGTAAGAGCGGAGAAAGGCTTAATAAGAGCACCAGAGATCCTGGTCTCCATCAGATACTTATACTGGTTATAATCGATATCGAAATCATCGAACAGATTGATATCGCCACCCTTATCAGCACCAACATTGTAGTCCTTAAGGTTAACAATTACACCAACCAGAGGATAAGCGGTATTGTTTACCTTTACAGTCTGATTCTCCATAGGCTCAACAGTTACGATGTTGCTAACCCTAAGAGCGGTAGCCAGCTCAGATTCAGTCTTATAAATCTTATGACCGATCGTATCCTCAAGAAGGAGCATCTCAGTAACAACATCCTCAGTTGTGAAGAATGTAGGATTACCAGATCCCTTATAGTTCTTACGAGCCCTGATTACAGCATTGATGATGTCCTTAGCATTGTTAGTGGTTACAGGAACCTTAACATTGAACAGATCAACATCAGATACGATAGGACGCACATGCTGCTCCTGAATCTTATCATCATCGTCTGCCTGTCTGCCATCACCGATAAGGATTGCACGAGCGATTTCCTCGTTCAGCATAACCCTCATCTCAGACTTGATCCAAGCAACAACATCGAAATCGGTGATATCAACGATATCATCACGATCCATCTTCTGCTTCTTATAGATGGTCTGGGGATCGGTTGTCCTCTTAAGCAGAGTGAATACCTCTTCCTTCTTCTGGTTACCCTTTATGTAACCCTTAGCTCTTGCTGCATCCTCGGTGATATCAGCAAACTGGGTCTTAATCCTTGAGAAAGGAGATCTGCGAACACCGCCGATAACCTTCTGAACCCAATCCATGTCGCGACTGATCCACTCGGGAGCACCGCTATTAATGTCCCTATACTCGGGGAAGAGCATGTCAGGATCTCTGAATCCATAATTCTGAGATGCGGTTGCCTGGCTAGGTCCAACCATTCCATCTGTAGGAATAGAGTGAGCAAGTACGCCGCCCTCCTCAAAGTTCTCATTTACAGCGTCTCTGAGGCTACCAAGCCTCTTAGCATCGGCAAAGATCTGCTCCATGTCTGCATGGGAAAGATAAGCCTTCTCATTAGCATCTTCAGTATCAAATATGTTGTGCTTCATATCGTCTTCGTCCTCCGTTTCTTTATCCTTGTTTTCATTTTCACTTGCAATAGCACCAATCAATCCATAAAGAACATTCTTCTGCTCTTCATTCATTGTATCTATCACATCCTGCACAGTCTTACCGTCATCTGAATGCTTAAGATCTTTATTCATTTTCTTTTTCTCCTTTTCATCTTCATCATCAGACTCGTCAGACTCTTCATCCAGATCTTCATCCTCAGTTTCATCTTCTTCGGACTCTTCATCAAGATCTTCATCTTCCTCTTCAGTTTCTTCATCCTCTTTTTCTTTCTTTTTCTTATCAAGAGAATGTTCCATATAAATTCCGTCACCCGTGTAGAATATACCTTCTTCATCATATTCGTCCATGGGTTCTCCATGAGCCATTACTGATTCTACAAATGCTCCAGGATTTGCCCCAGCAAGTACAAGACTTACCTCACGGATTACACCATGAAGAACATCGGAACCAACCTGCTCAAGATTATTTGCCCAGATGCTAAGTGATTCAACATCTCCATGCTTTACGCACTCTTTAGCATCTCGGCCAGCCTGGGTATCATTGAAGGTGCAATATGCATAAACACCTTCTTCACGATTCTCAAGCATAGCATGGCCAAGCACATCCCCAATGGAATTGTGCTGGTGATTCCACACCATGGGCACTCTTTTTCCATCATTAACCTTAAACGCGTCTCGGCGTATTATCCTACCGTCGGCGCACTTCAGATTATTTTTAGTAGCCCATCCACTAAAATCGTAAGTGTCTGCCATCTTAGATTAACCTCCTAACTTCTTTATTTCATCCAATAATGCCTGTTCGTCAATATTACCTTCTTCTGGCATATTCATATTCTCTTCTTCATTTTCTTCACCAGGCATTTCTTCCTCTGGCTGCTGTTGAGCTTCTTCATCTGGATGATTAATATTACTATTAAGAAGCTGGTCAGCCTTAGGATCATCTGAGGGTTTCATTCCAAGAATAGACCTAAATTCATTCTTGGTCATGATCTCATTTCTTGTAAATTTATCTGCAATCTCTGCGAGATTATCAACTGGAACCAGCTTAAACGGTTCTCTAAAATATCTTATTGCCTGACCCTGAGTTATTGCAGTATCTGACAGGAATTTCCTCTGATACTCTTCAACAATAGCCGTTAATATTGGAGCTATGGCCGTATTCTGATAATTTAGATTTGTCTTTTCGTCTGCGGTTCCATTAAGTATTGTTTCGCTCAGACCCAACTGACTATAAATCTCTTCTTTAACATCTTTAGCCTGTTGCCAAAGATTGTTTTCAACTGATCTATTCAGCTGGGTTATCTTCTCAGTTCCGTCAATGTATGCTATACCATACTGGGAACCGGTTAACTGAGCTTCTATCTTTTTACGTCGTTCTTCAGCCTGTATTTGTTTAACTGGGGATTTGGTAACATAGGGTAACTGGATAATCAAATCCATTTTACCAGCAGAATTTTGATCATTGGTTTTATCTACTTGATTCAAGATCCTACGCAATCTTTGGAATGCCGAGTTTGGTTCATTCATTATAGCATAGAAAGGATTCTCAATTATTGCGACCATCTTCTTAGGTAAAACGATTTCTTCTTTTCTACCAACATCTTCCCTATAAACCTTGACTTTTACATGGCTTGGATACCATTCTATAATTTTTCCAACTCTTAACTCATAAATATCATATGCATCGGATTTTCTTGGATCTGATGTTGTAAGAGTAGGAACAACCGCCACGCATCCTTCGTCAAATAATGACAATACTAGATCTTTTGTCATTGATCTACCAGTCTGATCTAGATTAGCACTTAATGTTAATGCTTTATTTAAATTAGAATCCATGTCTTCTGAATATTGTTTATTTTCATTCAGTCTAACATGTCTAATATCGACCATGGAAACATCAGTTGCTATTCTATTGTAAATGGTAGTTATTATTGATCGCTCATTTCCTCTTGTAAGGATTGTTCGATCTGGTCTATAACTATATCCGGGTCCAATATCTGTATAATATGTTACAGATTTCGTCGGATCTCTACCAAGAAAGGCATTCCATGAATTCTTTAAACGATCTTTAAATGTTGCCATTTTTGCCCTCCTTTTATTATTTACAGATCTGATACTTTTTTATTCTTTACCTTATCTACTACCTTTTTCCCTTTTTCAGAATGCATATAATTTAAATTATATGCTATAGCACCAAGCGGTCCTAAAGCAAGTGTTATCATCATTTCTCCTTTATTAAAATTATATGCTTTTTTTGGATCTATACCTTCTTCTAAATAATTATACATTATTGAATTTGCTCTATCTTTTAAAACATTTTTTTTATAAAAATTATATTGATCATCTAATTCCTTCTTTTTCTCATTACTTGCTTTTTTATATTTATCAGATTTTTTATAATCATATTTAGAACTTATAGAACCCTTTTTAAAATAACCTTTCTGAAAACCTAGTTTTCCTTTTTCAAAACCTAAATTTTCTTTAGATTCTGTTTTTTTTTCATTATTTATAGATTTCCTCCATCCAGCTTTTCGTTCTGACGCTGAATGATCTGATCCATCAAGGGGATAAGGTGGACCATTTTTTCTACCCCATTTCTGACCTAGTATACCATGATGGTAAAGATCATTTGAAGTAGGTTGAAGCATATAATACATTACACACACCTCCATCATATAAGTTTTAAGGCGCCATTTTACATTACCTGATATGACATTAAATGTTTTAAAGCTTTCTTTCCAAGCTCTATTGTAACTGTTGTTGCTATTGCGGTAGCAACTTGATCACCATATTTCTGTATTAATGTACTACCAACTCGTTCTCCAAATTGAGATAATACACTTTTTCTCATTCCACCAGTTAATCTAGCATGTTCTTGCTCCAGTCTGAGACGCTCATTAGACTCTCTCAATTCCTGATTAGACATCTTATTAATGTCTTTTTTAGTAGCTGCAATACTAGCATTTGTTCTACGTTTAGAATATGTTTTAGAAGTAACTGGCTTATACTTATCTTTTTACCTTTTTTCTTTTTTAATCTAGAACCAGTTGATACTGAGCCATCTAAAGGATAAGGAGGACCATTTCTACGTCCCCACTTCTGACCTAGTATGCCATGATGTTGGAGGTCAGAATTAGTTGGCATTATTACATAATACATATACTATACCTCACTCAAACAAATCTTTATTCAATTTATAAGATACATAAGCGTCCATCATAGCAGCTACATTATCTATCTTCTGATCTCTTCTTCTCTTATAAAGTTTTCTATTTCCATTAGTATCTTCCAATACTATACAGTTACCCATAGCAAAATTCATAAGAGATTCATCAAATAATAATAGACGATCTTCTGCCATCTTCTTAAGTTCACCCAAAGGAACTGATTCAGTCTTTGCTCCCTGGATTACTTTGTCCACTCCAAACTCGCCATTCTCTTTACACCATCTCTCAACAAATGATGTTGCATTATATGGATCATAGCCAAAACAAAGAACATCATAGTTCATATCAATTATGAACTGATCAAGATCATCATAGACATCTGTCATATCTAACACAGTTCCAGGCATTACTATAAGAGTTCCTTCATTCATAAACTCTTCATACTTAAGTCGCATCGATCCTGGTAACTGCTCTATGGTTCTTTCAGACACATATGCTCTAGTTTTAACACCAAACTCTTCTCTTGGAAGCGGGAATAGGAATGTAAAAGCACAGAAGTCATCGCCTTGCGATAGATCTGCTCCTAAAGCACAAGGCATACCTGTATAATATCTTTTCCTATGCAATTGAATCTCTTCATACCTAAAGAAGTAGGTATAGCCTTCCATAGGTATTCCAAATCTTTTTGCCAGAATATCATTTCTAGCTGTCGGTGACTTTTCTGCTCTTTCTACATCGAGCTGATATGTCTCATAACTAACGGTTATACCAAGATTTGGATTAGCTTTAATCCATAAATCGGGATCGGCAACTTCTTTAACATCATCTAGCTTATACCACCAAATAGATACATGTGGATTCTTGTATTCTCCTTTAAGAATACTCATAAGCTCCATTTTTATATCATCTCCAGAACCATTTCTAAATGTTCCTTCTGATGATGCTGATATTATTAAGAAATCGTCAATCTTAGATGCGCCCTGTTCAAGTGCTCCGACTACATCTTCTCGAATATCACAGGAAAGCCACTCGTCAACTGTTGAATACTTATTTCTAAGACCCTGCAACTTTGCAATTGACATGGGCCTTATCTCTAATAAAGAATTTGTAAGGAAATTTTCTATTCCCTTTTTAGTTGATGCTAATTTCTGTCTATTTGCTTTTGATCCTGTCGTATTCTGTAAAGATCCTTCTGTTAAGAATTGAAATAGCGGGCCTCTTGCTCTTGCTATGGCGGTTGCAAAAGGATTTATTATCTCTTCTGCCTGTTTCATAGTAGGAGCAGTTGTCACACCATGTGTCGTTGAGGGATCTACAACCAAACCATAAGCCTGGTTGCATTCCTCATACAAAGACTTTGCAGCACCTCTTGCTACTATCAGATATTGCTTCTGTATAAGTCTTTTCTTAACAGTTTTCTTTACATAATGTCCGCCAGGACCTTTTGGATTGGGCTCATATACAGATTTATCAATAAAATAATACCATCCATAAATCTGTTCTGCCCATAATTTAAAAGAATCTATTAAATGTAAATCTGATCCATCTGTTAATGTTAATTCAGATTCACAAAAATCGATCCATCCCTCTACTGCTTGATCGTCATAGTAAATTCCGGGATTTCTGATTAATTCGTCAATCCTATTCATTTCCAATGATATGGTCTCACATACAGGGATGTCTCCTCTCAATACAGCATCCCTAAACTGTCCATAATATTTCGGGGTTGCTGTATTTGATAACATAGGATTCTCCTTACCAATGTATTCCTGTAGGCCTTATGACATACCTGGGTATTTCCATGCCGTGTTTTGCTTGTCCACCATATACCTTCTGTTTCTTTTTTAAATCCGCATTTCTAGTAGACCAATATGACGATGTATTTTTTCTTTCTTTATCCATCTTATTACCACGACTTTTATCGACTTTATCTATTGCTAGATCTTTTTTATTAGACTTATTATCATTTTTCTTATTAGAAGATTTTTTAGATCTAGAAGAACCTGACGATTTCGATTCTACAAATGCTTCAGTTTTTTTTCGTCCTATACGATTCCCTTCTTTATCAAAATTTTCTCGTTCTTTTTCAAATCGCTCTTTATAATGTTCGACTACTTTATACCGCATGGCATTGAGAACTTTTGGATCTATCTTATCGGTATTGACTCCGACTTCCTCCAATGCGACTTTAAAGTTATCGTAAGAACTGCCATCTTTATTTTTACCGAATAATAGCATTTCCTGAATCTGTTTTGGATCAAGATTTGTAACTCCTCTACTAAATGTCTCTTCTAAACTATTATAAAGTTTTGATTCCCATCCAGACGGTTCACCTTTATTAGCGCCAGAGAGTTCTTGCTTATCCTTCGGCAAATGACGACCGCCAACATAATCGTCTGGGTAGTAATATTTTCCGTCTTCTTTTCCTATATACTTTCTTTTATTTTCATCCCATTCGGTTCCTTTAGCAGAATGAGCTAATAATCTGTATCTCATGCCTTAACATCCTCCTTGGGTAATGGATCGGGATCTACTGTTATACTTAGAGTATATAAAATCTCGTCAGATTTCTGATTATAGATTTCAATCATTGAGCTTGACATTGACTGAGAGTCAAATATTAATTTAACCTGAAGTGCTATGTATTCTTTAGCACTCTCAAGTCTAGGATCTGCTTCTGATATGAACTCATCCCAAGTATTTGACTCATCTTCTATTCTATAACCTTTTTCTGGACCTACTCCGATCCTTGTTAGATTATTTAGAGCCATATTAATATCCATTATGAGCTCTGAATCAAAAGCCGTTATTGTCGAATCCTTTATTCCGACTTTTTCCTTTATTGATATTAGTATACTATCAGTCATATCGTCAACTCCTTAATATACATCGCACAGATCTTTTCTTATATAGCCGTCAACATCATTGTACTTTACTTTATAGAAGTCACCGACCGTATCTACTACTTCAATCTTTGCTCCCTTAGCAAGAACTGACAAAATATTAGATTCATTTATCTCAGGGCTTCTGCGCATATTACAAAGAACATTTACTGTCCCTTTCTTAGTATGAATCTTATCGATCTTCTTTGTCGCTGCCTCAATCTTCTCGACTATTGGCTTAACCTCTATGGGTTCTACAACTTCTTCTACCTCTTCTTCGGTAGCTACCTGACTATCAGCCTCAGGAAGCTCTGTATTAGTTAAAGTTTCACTTGTGCTTTCATCTGCACTAGGCTCATAATAATTAAATCTTCTCTTCTTTCCCATTGGAATCACCTCCATAAACAAGTATCATTTTCTTTTCTTTCTATTGGATCTTTGTATAGTAAATCACTAGTACCATAGTGAATTGCTTTATGCGTAATATCGATTGTTAATATTACATTCTCCTTATCGAATATCTTTGGTGATCGATTTATGATATCTTCAACTGTTATTGGATTTATATGATGAACTATTAAAAGTGTTTTACCAAATATCTTGTGATCTGGGTGTGCTAAATCGCATCCATCATCTCTTATTGCTATCTCTCGTCTAAATGATCGCCATTCTGGACTATGATATAACAATTGGTTTAACTGTCGTCGACCATTAAATGTAAAATCGGCAACTTGACCATTCAGTTTTAAATATTCAAATCGCTCTTCAAATGTTTTTAGTTTTATTAGCTCTGAATAACATCTATCATAGGTCGTTATACTCATCTTCGATGTGTCCTTGGTATCTTTGCATGGCTGCAATAGCCTTTGCATACATTTCTTCTGTATTCTTTGCAGATTCTATTGCATCTACTTTTGCATTCTGCAATTTTACATCTGCTCGAACCTTTTCTCGATCAAGTTCTGCCTTCTCTGTTGCTAGATTTAAGAAATGACAAATGATCTGAGATGATGCGGTTCCATTTCTTAATTTTTCTTCAGCTAAATTCATTGCTAGGTTCTCTAATTGCTGCTCCCTAGCTTCTTTTGATCTAGCTGGTGCCTGTTTTCTAGTAGTTTTCTTTTTAGAGGCACTACTATCATCGGCTTTTCCCATAGAAGTACCTCCCTTCTATTTACTTTTGGTACACTTTTTACCCTATAAAATGTACCGATTTGCAAAAACCATCAGAAACCGAAAATATAATTATTCCTCCGGGGAATTTTTTAGG